TGACCTTCTAGGATGCTCTCTAGTCGATTTGTTTATTGCAGGTGGTACATTGCCCTTTAAAACACTCTAAATCGACTGTAGGGCTTTCTGGAGGCTCCTGTAAGGTTTCGGTATATTGTGCTTGATAAATGCGGTCATAGCCTGCTTTATAGGCATCTGAGGCAGGTTTAGTTGCAATGTTTGCTCCTGTAATGTCATTTTTACTCACGAGTTGAACTCCTTATGGTAAGAAACATAAAATAGCAACTACTCCATTGTATATAGCTGCTTGGGTTTTATCCTTATACTGATTGTATATCATCATACCTATCATAAAAGTACCTAGTGCATGAGAAGCAAGTATTAGGTAGTTCAATGTAGTACTTCTCCTTTGTCTTGTGTAACTGTTAATTTAAAAGTAACATCAGGATGTTCTTCGTATCTCCAATCAAACTGTACTGCTGTCTTTTTTAGTACCTCTTCTTCTTTAAGTTTATCAACAAGAGTAACTAACTTAGTGTGCATCTCTGAGCTTTCGTAGTCTTTATTCATCATATTTCACAAGAACCTGCAACACAGGCTAATGTTTGACTCCCTTCTGTATTATCTTCTTCTTCAATAAAACCACTCCAGTCAATGTTCTGTGGAGTAGATGATAGTAGTTCTTCATACTCTTCTTTAGTACAGTCAGTGTAAGGTGCTTGTTGATAAGTATGATCTGAGAAAGGTAAGAAACTGATGCCACTTACCTCATCAAAGTGCTTCCATACCCATGCGCCAACTTCAGGCCACTCTTCATCCTTAACACTAATTGTTACAGATGGCTTATGTTCACACCAGTGTCGTTGATATACTAACCACAAATCTAGTTGTTCAAGAGCTGTTTTATCTGTACGACATACTGCACCTTCAGGGGCTTTCATTGGGAAAGCAAACACTGCTGTGCTATCTGGTCGAAAGACTTCATCTTCTACAGAGCACCCTTTATCTTTAAGGAAAGTATAGATAGGGTCTTTCTTATCCATACGAATCCTACGAACATAATAGGGATTATGCCGAGCATGAATACCACTAGCACTATCCACAAGCTGACTAACAGTACCGCTAGGCTTAACGCAGGTAATGCTAGCAGAAACAGGGATACCCAATAAATTAGCCCAGTGCTCATTTGTACTCCTTGCATGGTCTCGTAGGTCTTGTAGTACATTTTCTAAAGTACTGTTTGGATCTTTATAATCAGCACTCATAATCTGGTTATCCATAATACCAGTAAGAGATACACCTAACAATCTCTCTTCTTCTGTATTCTTTTTCCATTCATCAGATAGGAATTGGAAGTTAGTTAAAGTAGATTGTATCGTACCAAGTATAGTAGCAAGTTCTACTTTACGTTTAAGTGTACCAAAGGTATCTTCTGCACGAACAACTACCTCTGTTAAATTGCAGAATTCTTTATCTTTAAGAATGATCTCACTGCAAGGATTACAACCATAAGAAGCATTAGGATCTCTCCCAAGTTTAGCTGCTTGCTTCTGTGCTGCTACACGATTGAATAGACCACGCTCACCACTCTTACTCTTTACTAGAGATAGCCACTCTTCAAGGAATGTTTCTGCATCAGGTTTCTCTGTATATGCTACAGAGTTATTAGCAAGACCTCTATGTGGACTATCGTTATACCAAGCACCCATCTTAGCTTCACGCATACGGCGATCTGTTAAATTAGATAATGATATAAGAGCACTGCGTCGTACACCACCTACTACAACAATCTCACCTATCATACACATTAAGTCATGTACTTCAAGTGAGTTTAACTTTCGTCCTTTTGCATTCTTAAACGTGTTGATAGTGAATGTAAACAACCTACGCAAAGGTTCTGGTCCAGAAGCACGTCCTCCAAAGGTTTTAAGTCGTGCTCCAGCAGGACGGATTTTGTCATAGTCAATATTGGGTATGTCGCCTTCCCACAAAGAGGACAGAAGTTTTTTGAATGATTTCGCCCAACCAAGTTTTGAATCTCCAACGACAATGGTGTCTTCGACATCTCGTAACTCCTCTGGTACTGCTGGTAGTTTAGCTATCTCTTGTCGTTCACAACTAAAGCCAACACCTGTACCATTCATTAAGATATAAAGAGCTTCACTGAAAGCACGTTTATTATTTACTGCAAGATAACTACAGTTATATGCTGCAATGTTATCTCGCTCACAAGCCTCTCCAGCAGCCATTAAGAGTCGCATAGAGGGCATAACTTCTAAGTTAAGTACAGCACTTCTTAACTGCTCAAAAGGAACGTCAACATCTCCCACTTTAGTTTCTAGGTACTTAATTAAGCGCCCTACTGTTTCTTCCCAAGATTCACGCCGTTTCTCCTTTGATAGAAATCGTGAATATCTGCTGAGGTGTATGACTTCTTGATAGACACTTGGTAATGTTTTTTGCATATCTCTCTTTCATGTGTAAATAGTTTATGAACCACCCAAAGATTTATGGGTGGCAGTACTAGGTCAGGCCACACTATTTTTTTCATAGCGTTCTTTAATTAGCTTAACTAATTTAGGATTCATTCGTTCGTATATATCAGGCAAGTCTAAAGAAATATACTTCGTTACACTAGGGAATCGTTTCATAATCTCTACACCCATCCAGTCTTCTGCTACTACAATCTCATCAGCCCACTCAATAAGAACATCATTAACATCAATTAAAGCATACTCTTCTGCAATGCCAGCAGCTCGTGTATTGTAGTTGTACGTCTCTGCAAGAACTCTAGCTATAGTAGGGGAGCGCAATAGACCTGCACTACATACACAAAGAACCCGCTTCTCAGTTCCTTGGTATACATTATGACAATTACCTAATTTATTCATCATGCTCATCGTCTAGGTCTCCTTCAAAATAGTCAAGTTTATCTTCTACCTTATCTGGGAATCTATCCACTAGCTCTTCCGAATCTATTTCAAGAATCTCACATAAGGTAACTTCGTCTAACCTCTTTAAACGGTCTTTAATATCTTCTAATGTCAATGACATTACTTACTCCCAATTGCAGGGGCTTGTGCTAATAATCTAGTCTTTTCTGCGGAGCCAGCAGAACTACCAAAGTAGAAACCAATTATACTAATCCAAGCAGTACCAAGAGAGCCTAACATAATGTTTAAGGCTTGGTTACTCGCATTAAAATAACCCGTACCTAGACCAACTAAGATAGAAAAGAATCCACCAGTCACTGCAATAGCAAGCATAGGGGGTACAAAACTCTTTACAGTCTCTTGCATAGTTCTAGCAGAAGCTGCGTCAGCAGCATCAATACGAACTAACTCAAGACCATTCTCAGACACCTTCAAAGAGTTATCTGCTAAGTGTGCTTGTAAGTCTAACTCTGCTTTCTTTAGTGCAAGGATGTTATCACCACTCAGTTGCCCTTGAGTTAAAGCATCTTGTATCTTTGCTGTTGTTGGTTGATCTAATCCAAGAGCTTTTCCTATCCCTGCTACTGCAAGACCTGCAAAAGGGCCCCCAAGAAGTGTTGCTGCTGTAGGAGCAATTTGCCCTAGTATTGATTTCCAATCCATATTATACCCCATAGATAGTTTTAAGATAATGCTGTAAATAATCCAATGCTTTTAGTAAATCTTCTTTGCCATTCTTACGTTTATGTCTATCAATATACTTTAAGATGTTAAATTGATATAGATCATATCCTTGACCATAAGCAAAGTCTCCTACTTTCCACCCACTATAGACAGGAACTAAAGGGGAAAACTTACTAAATTGCGTACACTCACCACAGGTAGCAGACCTAGAGTCTCTTGTCCCCATATCATTACTGGCACAAGTAGAACAAGTGTTAATCTTTACATAACTAGTCTTCATCCGTACTTACTCCGTAGAAATTCCATTGATATAAAGTGAGGCCAGAAGGACCCTTTGTTCACCTCATAAAGCATCCATATACCCCTATGATGTACATTACCTTGTATGCCTAAGTACTCTTCATCATGTTGATAAAAAGCACCAGAGAAGATAGAAATGATTGGAGTACCGTCTGCTCTAAACTGACTCATATCAATCTCTGTCTTCTGTACATGCCCCATGATACAACTCATATGTTTCTTAGTAGTAAGAGCTTTAGCAGAAGTTACAGGCCTGCCCATAGCACCAGAAACAAAATAATGAGAATAAGCAATACCATCTTCTACGACTACCTCCAGGAATGGATGAACATCCCATCCAAACTCTTTATATTTTAAGTCATCAATTGAGATAAGTCCTTCTAGTTTACGATCTGTATTGATAGCTCGATTGATACGCTCTTCATGATTACCTAAAGTAAGAATCATTTTAGGAGACCATCGCTTATCTTTATTTCGTATAAGCCTTGCTTTTTCCTTTTCAATTGGTTCTGTAAATTTAGTCATTGCCTCTTTAGTTGCAGCTATGTCGTCTGTGTACCTTCGTCCTTCAAAAGCCATCTTACCTACATCAAAGCTACTTAAAGAGGGCATATCAGCAAAGTCGCCTATATTGATAATTGTATCTGGCTTTTTTTCTGCCGCAAACTTACCAGCCCAAGACCAATGTTCATCAGGTACTCCTGCTTTAGTCTGACCATCTGGTAGTACTAAGTGAGTTTTCATCTCATCACTCCCAATTAAAGATAATGCGTAAAATGAATAAGTCAAGCATTATGTTATGACCTGTGTTATCACTAAAGTACTCAAAGCCAACCATTACTCCTGTTATTGGTGATAATATTATAAACACTCTAACCACTCCTTCCATTTAGCATCACCAAATGTACACCATTCAATGTTATGTTTATTACACCAGTCTCCATATGTGGTTTTAGAACCCTTGGCAATGGGTACTTTCGCATCCATGAAAACCATCCTTACCAACACATTTGGGTTCGATGTACGAACATGGAGCATCTTGTCCCTGTCCCTTTTTGTGAATCGCCCCTTCGATTCGTATAACACCCCGTTTATTACCCAGTCTGGGTTGTACGTGTGGAGCTTTTCCGGTATTTTGTACATTAACTTGCATGATTCATACTCCCAAGGAATGCTGTTATCACTAAGATATTTAGCTATATTAGCCTCAAATTGACTCCTGAAACCATCAATTCGTTTCGTCTTCTTCGTCTTCTTGTATCTCATTTAAGTAAAAATCCCCTTCATCTATATCCTCATATATATCTTGTTTTATCCAAAGACAATCACTGTTCATATTAAACCTATCTATATCATCATATAGATTACGAACTACTAAATACATATCTTCTGCATTATCTAAATGATCTATGAGTTTAGCTGCCTTAACCTTACCAATACCTTTAACACCAAAGATATTATCAATGGGGTCTCCTATTAACATTTGCTTGAAGTAATGTTTCATACCTTCAAGATAAGTTACAGTACGGAACTCTTTCTTTACAAAGTTATAATGAAAGCCTGGAATCATTAAAAGGTCTTTGTCAATAGAGCATATTACAGTATCATAGCTCCCTTCCTCATCCCCTTCCTTATCTTGAGCCATGCCAAGGGCATCATCTGCTTCATAGCCATCACAAATTTCTGCATTCCACTCCCTAACTAAGTAGTCCCTACATGCTTGTAGGTACTTTGGTTTCTCCTTATCTTTTCTATTAGCTTTGTAGTCTGGGTTAATCTCATATCTAAAGTTATTAGGTCCAGATAAGAATGCCCTATACTCTGTTGCGCCTACTTCATCTATGATGTTTTGCATCATCTCATGTGTTCTAAGAAGAGCCATGTCTTCTGGCTCTAATTCACAAGCAGAGGCGCAACGATATGCCACGATGTCGCTATCAATGAGTGCTATCATTCTGGGTAATCATCCTGCATACCAAAAACACCCTCTTCTTCTTCTACAAAAGCAGAGGAACCTGTTACATATGCTTCAAACTTCTTAGCAACTTTAAGGACTTCTTCTTCATTCTTTAATTTAAGAGTAGCAGCTAAGTTTACAGCACTTGACACAGAGGATTGTCGTATGATATATACTTGTGTTTGTGCTCGTTCTTCTGCTGTTGCATATGTACTCTTAGGTGCAGGGTTTGTCTTAGAGACTGCCTCCATGATAGTAGTAGTACCCTCACCTTGCTTTGTAATACTAACTACGTTCCAAAAATCCCCTTTCTTTTCTTTCACAATAACAATATTATCATTGGGTGCTAGATTAGATAACGCTACTTTAAGTGGAGCATTAAACTTAAAAGCATTGTTATGAAATGCCTGTTCTTGTAATCGTCCATCATCACCTCGGTACATTAAACGAGCACCTTGGTATACACCACCATCCTTTTTTGTTATTTCAACGTTTAATTCTACAGATACTACTTTGCCGTTTACGTTCATATTGTATTACCTTTCTTGATTGTATATAAATATTATACCATTATTAAAATGATATGTCAACTATTATTTAGCTTCTTTCATATTACTACCTTTACTTACTTCGCATAGCAAAGGAAGGTTGAATTCAACACCAAAGATACGCTTAAAATTAGCAGGAGCATCGCTGAAAACACTGTTAAAAAGCGCAGTAACTCGCTCTTCTTCTCCTCTACTGCAATCAACCACGATGCTGTCGTGGACAGTATTGACAATGAAGCCATCAATATTAGCATTCTTAAATCTCCTCATAAAGGATACACGTATTAAACTCATTATGTCAGCCCCTAAAGACTGCACTGGGTAGTTCTTAATTGTGGTTATAGGCCACTGAAGTTCTCCTTTATAATTACGCTTTGCTTCAAATGTAAACCTGCGTCCTGTTGGTGTTGTTAGTTTACCTGTTCGTACAACCTCCTGTGTAATAGATTGGTGCCAGTTAGCAATCCCTTTATACTTATCATAGAACTTATCTATGACAGATTGCCAATACTTCTCTGACTTAGATACACCAGCGAAGTCTGGGTCATTAGCATAACTATAAGCAGAACCTCCATAAATTAAACGGAATACAAACACCTTTGCTATAAGTCTACTTGGTAGCCCAAAGGCAGCTTGGTTACTTCCATGAACATCTAGTCCCTCTATGAGCTCTTTTAGAAGTACTTTATCTTGTGCTAAGTAGGCTACCGCATAAGTCTCTAGTCCTTTTGCGTCGCAGTTCAAAATCAATCTATATACCTACTTTCCATAAATTCTTTAGTTAAAGGATCGGCATTTTGTAAGTTAGGTTTAGTACTTGACAGCCTACCAGTTGCCGCTACACACATATTAAGATTACCATGAATCATATCTTTCTCCCAATTCATTGTATCAATCAGATTAGACCATCCAAGAAGATATGTACCACGTAGTTTATCTAGTTCAGAGTACTTAGAGATTAACT